AAGAGTATGCGGCAACTACTAGAAAAAAAAGAGCCGATACAAAAAAAGGTAAACAGTTCTCCAAACAACCCAAAAGAATTGCTAAAAAAGTTAAAAGACACAGATAGTTTTAAATATTCCCTAGAGAATATTTAAATTATGTCTTGTATTATTGATTTTATCAGGTTAATACTTATATTGATATAAATATAGGTTAACGATGAAGTATATAGTATTAACAGTATTAAGTTTATTTGTAGTTACAGGATGTGCTAGTTCAAACATATCTTTAACAGCAAATATACCTGAATCTCAAGAAATTGATATTCGTATTACTACTGAAAATAAAGACTCAAACTAGCTATAGTTGAGGGAGAAACATGGCAGAAACTCAGTTCAGTCTTTTGAGAAAAAAGATTCAATCTGAAATAAAACAAATAGAAGAAAGACTTGTGGAGGGAACTCCAAAGGATTATTCTGAATATGTTCATCTTACAGGTATTGCAAAAGGCTTATCCATAGCTGACAGAGAGGTCGCTGAAATGGAAGCTAGATTTATGGAGGATTAAATGAAAGTAAAAGACAGCAGGGTTTCACAAAAAATTAGAGCTAGAGATGGCAAAGGTAAATTTATTGGAGATGATCCTGAAACTCCTGATATTAACGAAGCGTATGTTAGTGAAGAAATTCACAACAAATTAAAAACAAAAGCAGATGATGCTAAAGAAGCATTACTTAAAAAATCCGAAGAAGCTACAGCTTCTCAATTACCTGAACCGAAAGGTTACAGAATTCTTATCGCACTACCTGATGTTTCTTCAAAGACACAAGGTGGTATATACAAGCCTGATGATATGTTGCACTCGGAAGAGATAGCTACTGTTGTTGGATTTGTATTGAAAATGGGAGAAGAATGCTACGATGACAAAAAGAAATTTTCGTCAGGTGCGTGGTGTAAAGAAGGAGATTGGGTTGTTTTCCGTGCTTTTACAGGAACTAGATTAAAAATACATGGAAAAGAATTCAGAATTATTAATGATGACAATGTAGAAGCAGTTGTCCAAGACCCTAGAGGCATAGAAAGAGTATGAATGATACACAATTAAATGAAGCAGAAAACTTTGATAATCCACCTGAGATGGAAACTCAGTCAAATGAAGAAAAGTTCTTAGGTGTTAAGTCTTCTGTTGGTATAAATAAAGACAACAATATTGAAGTAGAGGTTATTGATGATCGACCAAAGGAAGATAGAAAACCTCCTAAAAAAGAAACAAGTGATAATTCGGAAGAAATATCAGATTTATCAGAAAACGCTAATAAAAGAATTAAAAAGTTAAAGTATGATTATCATGAGGAAAGAAGAAGAAAAGAAGAAGCAGAACGACTCAGAGATGAAGCTGTTAACTACGCTAAAAGAGCTGTTACTGAAAATGAAAGACTTTCTCGTCTTGTGGGAACAGGACAAGAAGAGCTTATTAAACAAGCAAAGCAAAAAGCAGAATATGCCAAACAATCAGCGGCTCAAAACTATAAGAAAGCCTATGAAGATGGTGACCCTGATGCGATTGCAAAAGCTCAACAAGTCCTTACGGAAGCGACACTTGCAAGTCAACAAGCAGAATACTTACCACAACAATTAGCAAATCAAGTATTACAGGAAGAACAAAAGCAACAACAGAATGTTCAGCCGCAACAACAACCTGTTGCTCCTAAAGTTCCTGAACCTGATCCACAAGCAGTAGAGTGGCAAAAAGATAACACTTGGTTTGGAACTGATGAAGAAATGACAAATTTTGCATATGGGGTTCACGCTAAACTTATTAAAGAAAATGTTGATCCTACATCAAAAGAGTATTATGATCGTGTTGATAAAAGAATGAGGGAAGTATTTCCTCAAGAATTTAACATCGAGGAATCTTTTCAGGAGGTAGCAGAGCCTGAAGACACTCGCAAGTCGCAATCAACACCACCTAATGTGGTAGCTCCTGCGACTAGAAATAACGGAGCAAGACCTAATAAGGTCAAACTAACTGCTACTCAAGTTTCTCTCGCTAGGAAACTTGGTATTACACCTGAACAATATGCGGCGGAACTTATCAAGGAGAAAAGATAATGACTAAAAAAGACATTAACGAAAAAAACCAAGATCAAATAGAAGCAGAAGTGCTCGAAGCCACAGAAGATGCAGGTGATAGCCGCACTCCACGACAAACTCGTGGGAATGATCAAAGAGCAGACACGCAGCGAACTCAAGCGTGGCAACCACCATCAGTTCTTCCTGATCCCAAACCTCAAGATGGTTGGGTATTCAGATGGGTTAGAACTGCTGTAGTCGGACAATCAGATAATCCTAATGTCTCATATAGATTTAGGGAAGGATGGGAAGCCGCTAAAGCAGAAGATCATCCTGAATTGAAGGTCATGTGTGACCAAGATTCAAGATGGGCATCTGACGGATGTATTGAAATCGGTGGTCTTTTATTATGTAAAGCACCTGCTGAAACTGTGAAAGCAAGGCAAGAATACTATGACAAGTTAGCCACTCAGCAAGTTGAGTCTATAGATAATAATTATCTCAGAGAAAGTGATCCTAGAATGCCAATGTTAGAACCACAAAGGCAATCAAGGACTACATTCGGTAAACATTAATTATGGAGTAAAGAAAAATGGCTACAACAGCAACCCCAATGGGTGCAGAGCCTGTAGGTACTACTTCAGCTAGTGGATCATTTAGTGGAAAAACAAGATATATTCCAATAAAATCAGCAGAAGGAACAAGCATCTTTTATGGTGATTTTGTGAAACTAGTGACAGCAGGAGGCGTTGTAACAGTGGCGAAAGACACTGGTACTACATCCCTCACACCTGTAGGTATCTTTTTAGGGTGTACTTATACAGACCCTAATACTAAACAAACTACTTTTGCCCAATCTTACAACACTTCTATTGCAGCTGATGACATCAATGCTATCGTTTTAGACGATCCAAATGTTGAATTCAGAATGCAAGCAGATGGAGCTGTAGTTAAAGGCAAAATCGGCAGTAATATAGCAGTTATACAAACGGCTGGCTCAACAGACATCGGAAGAAGTAAAAATGCTCTCGATGCCTCTACTGCTGCAACAACAAACACCTTACCAATTCGTATACTTGGATTCGTAGAAAGTGGAGAAAGCACAGCAGGAGATGCATATACTGATCTTATTGTGAAATTCAACGCTGGAATGCACGCATACGATAAGGCATTAGGCACATAGGAGAATAAGATATGGCAATTTCAAGAGCCCAAATGCTCAAAGAGCTACTTCCAGGTCTAAACGCTTTGTTTGGTTTGGAATATGAAGGATACGATTCAGAACACGCAGAAATTTATGAAACTGAAAATTCTGATCGTTCATTTGAAGAAGAAGTGAAACTCTCAGGGTTTGGTCAAGCACCTGTGAAAAATGAAGGAGCAGCAATGACTTATGATTCTGCTCAAGAATCTTTTACTGCTAGATACACCCACGAGACAGTTGCACTAGGTTTTGCGATTACTGAGGAAGCTATGGAAGACAATCTATACGATAGTCTATCAAGCAGATACACTAAAGCACTAGCTAGAGCAATGGCTTATACTAAACAAGTAAAAGCTGCGTTTCCTCTGAATAATGGTTTTACTAATGCATATCAGTCAGGTGATGGCGTAAATTTATTTACTGCTGTCGGTGATGGCGTAGGAGGAGGTGGTGGTCACCCTCTAGTAAATGGTGGATTCAATAGTAATCGACCTGTTACAGGAGCAGACCTAAACGAAACTTCCCTAGAAGCTGCGATCATCAACATCGCTGGTTATACTGATGAGAGAGGACTATTAGTTGCAGGTCGTGCAAGAAAACTTATTGTACCACCGAATCTAATGTTCGTAGCTCAAAGGATTTTAGCTACCGATTTAAGACCTAACACTGCTGATAATGATATCAATGCAATTAAATCATTAGGAGTAATTCCTGATGGTTACTCAGTTAATCACTATTTAACTGATACAAATGCATTCTATCTATTAACAGACATACCAAATGGTATGAAGCATTTTGTTAGAACACCATTAGAAACAGGCATGGATGGAGATTTCGACACAGGTAATGTTCGTTATCGTGCTAGAGAAAGATATAGCTTTGGCGTATCTGATCCTCTAGGAATCTATGGAAGCCCTGGTTCTTCATAGGTCTTTTAGTTAAAAAAAATAAATATTCTCTAGGGAATAGATATTTTTAAAAGGGGAAGTTCTTGCTTCCCCTTATTTTTTTGTGTAATATTAAATAAAATAAACGAATCACTTGACTAACTCAGGTTAGACAACCCAACGACAAGGAGATTACAAATGGGTAAAACAACATTTTCAGGTCCTATTAAAGCAGGAACTATTAACGATACAACAGGTACTACAATAGGAACAGATGTTACTAATGTAGGTTTTGTTACATTGACACAATCAAAAGTAGTAGATATCACAGGCGCAAGTCATCTTAATCAAAGAGTTGCAGTTATTCCTGCAAATTCACAAATTGTAGATGTTATCTTAAATGTGACAACTGCTGGTAACGATGGTGGAGCAGCTACTATTGATGTAGGAACTTCAGCAGATGCAGATGCTTTTTTAGATGGTATCAATACTAAAGCAGTAGGAACAACACACGGAACTTTAGACACAGAAGCTACTAATGTAGGAACAACTGATTTAGAAGTTCTTGCTGATTTTACAGGTGCTAATGGTGACGGAACAACAGGTGTTGCTACAGTTACTGTTCTTTATGTTCAAAACAATAACCTTTCTTAATAACTAAGGAGGTCTAAATGGCAGACGAAAAGAAAGCTAAAGCTAAAGCTAAACCTAAAAAATCAACAAATAAATACGATAGAGTTGGTTTTGTTCAAGCTACAAAATCTGTTAAAAAGGAGAAGTAAATGGCTGCAACACTAAGAAAAATCCAAGACGGAAGTAGCAGAGCAGTATGTGTTTTTTCTAATCCTGACAATACATCAGAAACTAACGCAGTAAAAATAGACTTAAATAGTGGTGGAACAGGTTTAACTTTAGAAGATAATCAACTAGGTCAAAAGTGCACAAGAGTAGGCATTGAAAAAATATGGTACTCTAACATAGGTATGGGCGTTAAAATTCTTTTTAAAGCAAATGCTAACGAACTAGCTATTGAACTTAAACAAGATTGGTCTGATACAATATGTTTTAAAGAGTTTACTGCATTAAGAGACTCAGGAACAGCAGGTACTAATGGTGATATTTTATTTACTACTGTTGGTGCAGGTTCA